TTTCCTAGATAGCCTTAATTTTTAACCTTGTGCCATTATATCAGCTACAGTGTCTTCAAAACCAGCTTCTTTAATTTTGCTGTATATTAAAGAGGTTGCTTCTTCTTGCTCCTCAGCTGTAAATTCAGAGAACTGTTCTGCCCATTTATGAACTTTATTCTCTTGAATGTTTGAAGCTTTTATAAGCTTTTTTAATGCCCCATAAGAGTTCAATTTTTCTCTTATTAGTTTATTTTCAAAAGCTTCTAAGGTTTTGCAATCAGCTACTAAAGATTGAGTTACTTTATTAGTAATAACTTTTCTTATTCTTTCAACCCTTGCAGATTTTAAACCTTTTTCAACATATAACTCAGTCAAAGTATTAGCTAACTTTCTATTTTTAGCAAAGTCTACTTTATGACATTTAAATAATTGAGGAAGTACAATTTTATATATCGTACTATTTCTCTCAGAATTAATCGCCTTGCTGTCAGTATCTAGTCTAAGCAATTCATTAATGTCATTTACTGAATTATTTACTATGTTTTGTATTTCTTTAATCATTGTATTTTTTCCCTTTTTAAGTTGATGAAATTTATCTAGGCACTGCCTAGATAATTGAGATTTTTTATATATGAATATTCCAATTCAATTTTTAATTTATTTGATTTTTAATACTTTTATATAAAGTAACCATAACTTAATATTATTTTTTATAGCTTTAACTCGTAGAAGGTGGAAGTCCTAACAAGTGCAAATACATAATATCTAATTATGAATATATATTAAAATAAGTTAAATAGAAGTGTTACTTTGGAATAGGTGGTATGCAAGATATGCATATCTAAATATAGGCTTTATAAATATTGATATAGGTCTAAATAGGCTATAAATGAGCATACAGAGAGATTAAAATTCTAGTGTATGATTGCCTATTAAATACCTTTAAGGCTATCCCATAGTGACATTATGAGCCTTAGATTGTAATCCTTAGTAGCCACCACTCTACAGGCAAAACCACCTATAAATATATAGTCTATATAGTTTTTGCATGGCTATTCATGTTTTTTATAGCTATCTAGTCTATGCATGGCTAGTTATGCATATTTAAGGTATCTTTTGTGTTCACCTTTTGTTCTTTATAGACTAAATAGCTACCCCCACCCAAAAGAATGTGGGGTGTGCGTGTATAGTATATATAGGTGTGCCATATATGCAACAAAAATACAAGGATAAAAGTAGGATAACAAAAATAATTAAAAAAAGACTTGACAATTAAGTGGGGAATAGTGTATAATTATATATAATATATAAAGTTATTAAAACCATAAGTACTTAGTACTTAGTATATTTGTTTTTTTTTTGTTTTTCCTTATATAAAAATAAAAACAAAAGTACTTAGTACTTAGTATATTTGTTTTTCTTATAAATAAATATAATAATATACAACAATATACTATAAGGATACAATATCATAGAAACTATAGAGACTATAGAGACTAATGAAGACTTATCAACTCTTATAAACCTCAATACATACTTACAAATACAGATGCAACAAGAATCCAAAGGGGATTTCCTGTCTTTTGTTAGGCAAATGGTCCCAATGCTTGTCTCTGACTGGAAGATGGGGAAACATATAGAGGTATTATCAGAGAAATTACGTCAATTAGAAGCTGGAGAGATAAAAAGGCTTATGGTCTTTCTACCACCCAGGTCCTCTAAGTCTGTTATCTGTTCCAAATTGTTTCCTGCATGGTATATAGGAAGGAATCCAGAACATGAAATACTTACAGTTTCTCATAGTGACCAGTTATCAAGCGATTTTGGGCGTTCTGTCAGAGATTTGGTTAATGCTAAAGAGTTTCAGGATATTTTCAAGGGAGTGTCCTTACGTTCAGATGTTCGAGCAGCAGGAAAATGGAAGACAAACAAAGGTGGACAGTACTATGCTGCAGGTGTTAGATCCCAGATTGCAGGAAGAGGTGCACACATTGCAATACTTGATGATGTTATGTCAGAGGAAGACTCATACTCTGAAGCAGGCAGAAGATATGTTAAGGAATGGTATCCAGCAGGACTAAGAACACGTATAATGCCTAATGGTTCCATACTTATTATTAATACAAGGTATCATTATGATGATCTTTGTGGATGGTTACTAAAACAACAGGAGAATATGGGGGATTATGATGTTATTCCCTGGGATGTAGTAAGAATACCAGCATGGTTAGACGAAGAAGCAGCAGAATTACTCGATTTACCTGTAGGATCTAGTTATTTTCCAGAATGGAAGCCAGATGAGGTATTACGTGTAGATGAACATGAAATTAAAGCTTCAAATGGTGCAAGATACTGGAATGCTCTCTATATGCAAGATCCCACACCAGATGAAGGGGGATTAATAAAGAAGAAATGGTTAAAATGGTGGGATCATACTGAGCCACCTCCATGTGATTTTATTATACAAACCTATGATACAGCATTCTCTACAAAAACGACAGCAGATTATAGTGTTATACAGACATGGGGTATATTCTCCATGTATGATCAAGATGAAGAAGGATTAGAATCCTATAGAGGTAATCTTATTCTTCTGGGAAACATAAAAGGAAGATTTGAATACCCAGAACTCAGACGTATGACACAATTACTCTATCAAGAACACAGACCTGATGTATGTATGGTAGAAAAGAAAGCATCAGGACAATCATTAATACAAGATATGCGTAGAGCTGGTATACCTGTACTAGAATATCTCCCTGATAGAGATAAGGTATCCAGAGTATATGCAGCAACACCAATGATGGAAGCAGGTAAAGTATGGTTTCCTAAAAATAAAAAGTGGTCAGAAGATTTATTAGAAGAAATGTTAAGATTTCCTAATGCTGCACATGATGACCAGGTTGATGCCATGACAATGGCTATACACTATGTAAAAGAGTCTTGGCATCTGTCACATCCAGATGATCCAGAGTGGGAAGATAAACCAAGAGAAAAAAAAGTTGCATACTGGCGAGTTTAATGGTATAATAAGATTATGGCAGATGGTTTAAGTTCATTAAAATATGGTATAGGTAATCAAGATGTAGGACAGAAAGGCTCTTGGAAAGATGTTGCTACATTTGGAGCAGTAATGAGTCCAGGTTCTGATATAGCTAGAGAAGTTGGAGCATCAGATTTAGAACCAACTATCTCAGAAGATATAAAAAATAAAAGATGGATGGATGCATTATTAAAAACTATAAGTACTGCAGGAGATGTAGGTACAGGCACAGGTGCTGTAATGATGGGTACAGGAGCTGGTGCACCTCTAGGAGCAGCAGTAATAGGTGCAAGTCAATTAGCTAAGTTAGCTGCTAAAATGGCTAGAAAAGCTAGAGTACCTTATAAACAAAATTATCCTGATGAAAAATTAATCTATCATCCACACGAAAAAGGAGCTGCCTATTTTGGAAGACAATATACTATTCCTAATACTGATAATAAAGTTGGTATAGCTGCAATAGAACAAACGCAAGGAAAGAATAGATGGAGATATTTGATAGGTATGCCTGATCCTAATACTGGTAAACCAATGCAAATAGGAGAAATGATATTAGTACATGATGGCATTCCTTCAGATCCTGCTGGTAAAATAGAAAAATTAATTAGTATAGATATTCTACCTGAATTTAGAAAAACAGGAATAGGAACACAAATTGTACAAGGTTTAAAATATTATGCATCAAATAAAAAAGGATTAGAAATTAGAGATATAAAACGACCTGCTTTAAAATGGTGGAGAAACCAAGGATTGGTTGATGAAAAAATTAATAAACATAGACCTATAAAAAGACCAGATGGTTTTATACGTAATCCAGATAATCCACCTATTGAAACTAAAAACCAAGGGGGAATGATCATGCGTGATCCATATAAGAGAGAAGAGAGGTTTATATAATGGCAACAGAAAAAAATCCATTTGAACAAATCCCAGAAGAAGTAACAAATGTAGTTCAGATGCCTACGCCTGAAGAAGTAATGGGAGGTGCACCAACATTTGAAATGGAAGATGATGGTGGAGTTACTGTAGACTTTACAGGTGTTGTAGAAATGGAAGCTGAAGAATCTGTACAAGAATGGTATGGAGATCTTACAGAAACATTAGATGATGAACAGGTTGCAAATATTGCTAATGAAGTTATTGATTGTTTTACTGCAGATAAAGATTCTCGTGCTGACTGGGAAGCAATGTTTGAAAAAGGTTTTGATCTTCTAGGATTAAAGATAGAAGAAACATCAGAACCATTTGAAGGTGCATGTACAGCAGTCCATCCTATGTTAATAGAATCTGCTGTTAAGTTTCAATCCAAAGCTATACAAGAATTATTTCCACCAGCAGGTCCAGTTAAAGCACAGGTACTAGGAAAGTCTACTCCTGAAAGAGAAGACCAAGCTAATCGTGTACAAGAATTTATGAACTATCAAGTAACAGAGCAAATGCCAGAATACTTTGATGAGTTTGAAAGAATGCTATTCCATCTCCCCTTAATAGGATCAGCATTTAAAAAAGTTTATTATGATGCTAATTTAAAAAGACCAGTATCTGAATTTGTTCCTATTGATCAATTCTATGTTTCTTATTATGCATCTAATTTACGTAAAGCAGATAGATATACCCATGTTATATATAGAAGTCCTGTTGAACTTGCAAAAGATGTACGATCAGGAATCTATAGAGATGTAGAATTACCAGAAGCATCAAGTCCAGAACCTACATCTTTTTCTTCTAAGATGGATACAATTATTGGTTTGTCTCCTACAGGAACAAATGATCCACAGTATACATTACTAGAACAACATTGTTATTTAGAAATAGAAGAAGACTATGCTCTTCCTTATATTGTTACAGTTGAAGAGCAGTCACAACAAATTTTAAGCATTCGTAGAAATTATAAGAAGGATGATAAGAATCAAGAGAAAGTGTCTCACTTTGTTCATTACAGATTCGTACCAGGCTTTAGTTTCTATGGATTTGGTCTCATGCACTTCTTAGGAAACTTAACTATGACTGCCACAGCAGCCATGAGAAGTTTAGTGGATGCAGGTCAATTCGCAAACTTACCAGGAGGATTTAAAGCAAAAGGTGTTAGAATTGTTGGTGACAACGATCCTATCTCACCAGGTGAGTTTAAAGAAGTTGAAGCAACAGGGCAAGATTTAAACAAGGCTATCGTCTCTCTCCCTTATAAAGAGCCTTCCTCTACCCTATACAATATGCTTAACTTCGTAACTCAAGCAGGTCAGAAGTTTGCTGATAGTACAGAACAAATTGTTTCTGATGCAGCATCTTATGGACCTGTTGGTACTACCATGGCATTACTGGAAGCGTCTAGCAAGTTCTTCTCTGCTATACATAAGAGATTACACAAATCTCAAAGAGATGAATTTAAAATTCTTGCACAGATAAATTATGATTATCTACCTTCAGAATATCCCTATGAAGTACCATTTGCTGAAAAGAGTGTCCTTAAACAAGACTTTGATGGAAGAGTAGATGTGATCCCAGTATCAGATCCTAATATTCCATCAAACGCACATAGGATGATGATTGCACAGATGGCATTACAAATGGCACAACAATCACCTCCTGGTATGTTCAACCTTGAAGCGTTGAATAGAACAATATTAAATTCTGCTAATATGCCTAATATGGAAGAGATACTTCCACCAAAGAAAGAACCACAACAATTAGATCCTGTATCTGATATTATGGCTGCAACAAAGGGTATACCTATTGCAGCATTTCCAGGACAGAACCATGACTCACATATACAAGTTAAGATGATGTACCTACAAGATCCTCAGAATGGTGCTAATCCTATTATGCAAAGATTAAAACCAATCCTTGAAGCAAATATACAAGAACATTCTGTATTAAAATATCAGGAACAAATGAATGGTATGGCAAGAGCTACAATGGAACAACTACCACCTGAACAACAACAGAATCCTCAAGTTGCAGAAATGGCTATGGCTACAGCAGCACAACAAGTCTTAAATGCTAATATGGCTGCAGGTCAAGCTCAATCTCCTGAACAACAAATGGTAGCATTAGAAACTGCAAAAGTAGAATTAGAGAAACAAAAGTTACAACAAACTGCTGCTAAGAATACTGCAGAGTCTGCAATAGATTCACAGAAGTTAGAATTAGAAGAAGCTAAATTAATAATGGAAGCAAGTAAATCTGGACAGTCTGCTATATTGAAAAAAGAAAAATCAGATCTTGATAGAGCAAGTAAAGAAACATTAAAAGCTTTAGATATTATGGCAAAGGCTGCACTAGCAGATCAACAAGCTGATATAGATTATGAAAAAATTCGTGTGAGTGCTTTAGAAAAAGTATCTCAGATGAAAGATTTGAATGACAGAGAACGAAGTAATAAACTTATTGATGTTATGTCAGATCTCATAAAAGAAGAAATAAATTTTGAAGAAACTGAAATGAAAGGAGAAGAAGATGCCAATAGGAAGTAAGTATCCTGTGGATAAAGGAATCACTAATGGTAAACCTACACATGTTCCTAATAAAGATGGAAATCTTTATGGTGACTTTACTAAAATGTCACAAAGTGAATATGGTAGTA